ATCATTTATTAAAGATGCTTTCAATGCACAATTCAAGCAAGATTTCTCAGCGCAAGATCGCCTTGCTCGCCACATGCGCGAGGAGGAAGTTGAGCGCCGTGATGGAACAACTGCAAACTTTGAAGGTTTAGTAGTTCCTCAGTATCTAACTGATCTCGCTGCACCATTGGCTCGCGCAGGTCGCCCAACAGCAGACTTTGCAACCAATAAAATGACCCTTCCAGCATCTGGCATGACTTTAAACATCAGCCGCATGACCACTGGAACTTCAACAGCGATTCAACAAACACAGGCAACTGATGTTTCTGAAACTGACGCTGATGACACCCTGCTTACTGTAAATGTGAGAACGATAGCGGGCCAGCAGGATTTGAGCAGACAAGCCATTGAAAGAGGAACAGGTATTGATTCCTTCGTGATTGGTGACTTGATTCGTTCATGGCACACCACATTAAATTCACAGATTCTAAATGGTGCAGGAACTAACGGAACTATCAAGGGTATTCGTTCATCTGGTGGAAACGCAATTACCTTCACTGCAACAACTCCAACTGTTGCACTTCTATATCCAAAATTGGCTGATGCGTTACAACAGGTTCAATCAAACACATTTGCTTCACCAACACATTGGATTATGCACCCACGCCGCCTAGCATTCTTGCTAGCAGGAGTTGATGGTTCAAATCGCCCATTAGTAGTTCCAGCAGCAAACGGTGTAATGAATGCCGTTGCAACAGGAGCAGGCGTTGCGCAATATGGAAACTCAGGTTATCAATTACTTGGATTACCAATTATTGCAGATGCTTCAGTTCAAACTACTCTTAGTACAAACCAAGATGAAATTTACTTGGTAAATGCTGGAGAAATGCACCTATGGGAGCAACCAGGATCACCATTCTCACTTCGATTCGAAGCAACGAATGCTGGTGCATTAACTGTAAAGAGCGTTGTTTACGGCTATGCCGCATTCACCGCAGAACGCTATCCATTAGCCGCTTCAATCATTAGCGGAACTGGTTTAGCAGCACCATCCTTCTAATTTAGAAGGCAATTAAGAACTGTTTAGGTGGCTTAACCTCCCCCGATTAAGCCACCTAAACTCCTAAATAGTTCGGGGGAACTATGAAAAGCGCACATAAAGTAACAATAGGTTCTTGCGATTCAGGCCAAGTAAATGGTTCATTCGCATATACATTAATTCAATTAGCCCAATCAAGATCATCACGATTAGGGCCGTTTGTAAGAGTTAAAGGTTCAGGATTACTTTCTAAGATTCGTAATCAAATTGTTAAACAATTTTTAGATAATACAAAATCTGATTGGCTTCTAATGATAGATAGCGATCAGCAATTGGGCGTGGCAACTTTTGATAAGTTAATTGATACAGCCCACGATTTAGAACGCCCAGTTGTAGCAGGATTGGTATTCGCTGCTTTCAATGACGGTAAGAGTGAATATCCAAAACCAGTTCCAGCGATATTCCAAGATGCTCCAGAGGGATTCTTACCTCTCTATAAATACGATGAGAATAAAGTTTTTGAGATAGATGCCGCAGGTACAGGTTGCCTTTTAATTCATCGCAGTGTTTTAGAAAAGATGCGTGAAACAGCCGATCCTAGTATGGGTAAAAATTGGTGTTGGTTTTGGGATGGCCCAGTAAATGGTGAATGGATAGGTGAGGATTTACTTTTCAGCCGTCGCATTCGCTCCCTTGGATTTCCAATATATGTACACACAGGCGCAATTTTGCCTCATCAAAAATCATATTGGCTAGATGATAGGCACCATAAATCATGGAAAGATTAAAAAAAATTTTTAAGAAAAGAACTAAACCTAGAGAAACGGCTACTGCCCAGCCGCAACTTGAAAGAGCAATTTTACCTAAAGCGGAAAGAAGGATAAAGCGTGGCAATCACTAATGGTTACTGCACACTTGCTGAATTAAAAGCATCTTTAAATATTACAGATTCAGTTGATGATACCGCTTTAGAAGCAGCGATTACTTCTGCTAGTAGAATGATTGATGATTATACTGAGCGCTTCTTTTATGTTAATGGCACTACTCAATCCACAGTAACTCGCTATTACACTCCAGTTGATGCCTACACGGTAAATATTGATGATGTAATAACAGTTAGTGAAGTTGCTACTGATGATAACTTTGATCGCACTTATGGAACTGTTTGGGCAACTAGCGATTATATGGTTGAGCCAATTAACAACCCAATTAAATCTTGGCCTTACAATAGAGTTTTAGCAATTGGCAGTTATATCTTTCCGTATCAACTACCTCAATCACTTCGAATCAAAGGTATCTGGGGATTCTCAGCAATACCACCTGAAGTTAATATGGCAACCCTCATTCAATCATCACGCTTATTTGGGCGTAGGCAATCTCCCTTCGGAATTGCAGGTAGCCCTGAAATGGGAACTGTTAGATTATATTCTCGCCTCGATGCTGATGTTGAAGTCCTACTTCGCCCATTCCGCAAGAATGGTGGCTTGGCTAAGTGATCCCAAGTAATGTTAGAGATGGTTTAAAAACTCGCCTTCAAACAATTACTGGATTAAGAGTTTATGATTTAATTCCAGATACAGTTACACCGCCAGCAGCCGTCGTTGGCCAACTAGATTTCACCTTCGATATAAACAATGCGCGAGGTTTAGACCAAGCCAATTGTGATGTGTTGGTGATTGTTCAACGCCTATCAGAAAGAGTAGCCCAAGATAAGTTAGATGCTTTTCTAGCAGGATCGGGCGCTGGCTCAATTAAGGCCGCAATTGAAGGTGATAGAACTTTAGGTGGTGCAGTAAACACCCTTAGAGTTATTAGCGCTGAAGGCGGTACTTATGATTCTGCTGGCAGTTTATTCCTATCTTATAGATACCGCCTCACAATTTGGGGTTAAGGAGAAAAAATGTCTTATATCATTACCTCAGAATTAGAGGTTTGTAATAAAAAGAAAGGTGATCCAATCACCGAAAAAGAATTGCTTAATGCAGGAGCCAACATAGATGCACTTATTGGTGGCAACCACATCAAGGCAAATGGGGGAACAACCAAACCAGCAATCCAAGAAGGAGCCGACAAATAATGGCAAGAATCGTATTAACCGATGCAAAGGTTACAATAAATTCAGTAAACCTTTCATCATATATCTCAAGCGTAACTTTAAGCACATCCAATGATGTAGTAGAAACAACAGGGTTTTCATCAACTGCGGCAAGAACTCGCGTTGCTGGTTTGCAAGATAATTCAGTAACTATCGAGTTTTTCCAAGATTTTGCAACATCCCTAGTTGAACAAACAATTTATCCATTACTAGGAACTACTACTTCAGTTGTAGTATTACCAACATCATCAGCAGCAAGCGCAACAAATCCTTCATATACTTTCACTGCTCTTGTTTCGGAATGGCAACCACTATCAGGCGCAGTTGGTGAATTATCAACTGCATCCGTTACCTGGCCAATCTCTGGTGCTATCACTAAGGCGGTTGCATAATGGCAAGAATTGTATTAACTAACGCCTCTGTTACTTTTGCTAGTACAGATGTTTCAAGTTATGTAAGTTCAATAACCTTAAGTTCATCATTAGATGTTGTAGATACAACATCTTTTGGTAATACTTCAAGAACTCGCGTGGCAGGATTAGCAGATAATCAGGTAACAATTGAATTTTTCCAGGACTTCGGCTCTGGACTTCTTGAATCAATTGTTTACCCTACAATTGGAACTTCTGCTGCAATGGTAATTAAACCAGTATCAGGAACTACAACTGCAACTAATCCTTCATACAGTTTTAACGCATTAGTTTCAGAATGGCAACCACTTTCAGGAGCCGTTGGGGAACTAAGTACAGCAAGTGTTACCTGGCCAATATCAGGTGCAATAACAAAAGCAACATCATAACTAACTAGGGGGAAATAAAATGGATGGATTATCACTAAAGATCGTAACTAACGATGGTGTAGATAGCGTGTTTTCATTACGCCCACGCACCATCGTTGCTTTCGAGCAAAAGTTCGGCAAGGGATTAGCAAAATTATTTGCGGAGGATCAGAAAATGGAGCATATCTATTTTCTAGCCTGGCAATCCCTAAAAGATAATGGGCGAGTTGTAAAACCTTTTGGCCCTGAGTTTTTAGATACACTTGAATCAGTAGAAATGATTTCAGACCCAAATTCAGAATCCACCGCAACAGCCTAACTTTTACCATAGCAACGCTTGCGGTGGAGTACGGAATTTCTCCAAATGAATTACTCGATGCTCCTGACGGCATCTTAGAAGCAATGCTCGCCTATCTAAAAGAAAAAGCAAAGGCAAACAAATATGGCCGATGAGATAATTGTTTTAACAGGTATCAAAGAAACTAATGATGCCTTGAAACAATTTGATAAGGCAGCAGCGCGAAAATTCAATAAGGTAATTAACGATGAATTAAGTAGGGCTGAGCGATCAGCAGATAACTTAGTTATTCAATTTACAAATCCTGCTTATGGAACTCCGATGCGTGGCTGGCGTAAAACTCCAGCCACTAATCCTAGAACTCGCGGTGGCGCTGGCTGGCCAGCCTGGGATGTTTCCACAATTCAGGCAGGCATAACCAAAAGCCGTTCGCAGGGTAAAGTTCGCGGTGATTACACCACTAGCGCAGGTGCGTTAGTTAATAAGAGCGCGGCAGGTGCAATATTTGAAGTTGCAGGGCGTACGCCTGGCAGTGCTAGAAAAAATCAATTTATTAGATATTTAAGCAATTCATTTGGCAAAGCCTCCCGCCTTATTTGGGCAGTTGTTGATAAAGATAAAGAGGCAATTCAAAAGCGAGTTGCAGCAGCCTTAGATGAGGCTAAAAAAACATTACAAACTAATTTAAACGGTAGGAGTTAAAGTGGCAACTGGCGCAATTATTGCTCGGATTATCACCCAATACTCCGCTAAAGGTTCTAAGGCTGCTCAAAAAGATATAACTAAACTTGGCAAAGATTTTGATAAATTTGCTAAAAGAAGTGTTAAAGCATTTGGAATTGCTGCCGCTGCCTCTGCTGCTTTCGCAACTAAGGTTGGCGTTGATGCAGTTCGCGCTGCTATGGATGATCAAAAGAGCCAGGCATTACTTGCTTCAACTTTAAAAAATACCGTCGGTGCTACTGATTCTGCTATTGCTAGTACTGAAAGTTACATAACTTTATTACAAAAGCAAGTTTCTGTTGCAGATGATGAGTTAAGACCTGCGCTGGCTACCCTTACTCGCG